TGTTTTATCTGACGTTTTTGTGTAAAAATAAGCATCCGCAGCAGACAATTCATTCATACTATAATCAATCTTTCCACCGCGTTTTCTGCGTGTATTTTTGCCTTGTTTCTTATTGGACCTTCTTGTGTTTTTCATATAATATATGCAAATATATTATATCAAGTTATAAGCTTCGCTTTAAGCCGAGCACATTTCACAGATTTCGTCTTCTTCTAAATTATTATCCGCCTTTTCGTCCCTAACGGGTTCAATCGTAAATTGCTGTGCCTGATGTCGCGCTCTTCTACGTAAATAGTAAATCCCCGTTTTCAGTCCCTTCGACCATGAATAAAAGTGCATCGATGTCAAACTATTATAATTTGGATCTTCCAGCCATAGATTCAGACTCTGACTCTGGCACACGTACGCCCCGCGGTCCGCTGCCATATCAATAAGCGCGCGCATCGGAATCTCCCACACCGTCTTATACAAATCTTTTATTTTCTGAGGAATTGCCTCGATTTGTTGAATCGACCCATGATTCGCAATGATATTGTTTTTGATCTTATCGTTCCATAAATCCAATTGAATCAAGTCGTTCATCAGGTATTTGTTTGCTAAAATAAACTCCCCCGCCAAAGTTCGTCGGCTGTAAATATTACTCGTAATGGGTTCGATACACTCGTTGAATCCGAGGATTTGCGATGTTGATGCAGTAGGCATAGGCGCGACCAGCAACGAATTCCGCATTCCGTATTTCATCACGTCGGACTTCAGTGTAGCCCAATCGTATCGTATTTGCCCGGGATCTATGTTCCATAGATCAAACTGTAGTTCACCGCGGGACGCGGGAGATCCGACAAACGTCTCATACGCGCCCTCCACTCGTGCTATGGCACAAGACTCCTCGACAGCGGCGTGATAAATCGTCTCGAAAATCTGGCGATTGAGTTCGCGGGCTTCTTCCGAGGCGAAGGGTAGACCGAGGACCATAAAAACGTCCGCCAAACCTTGGATTCCGATGCCGATAGGGCGATGCCGGACATTACTACGCCGGGTCTTTTCCGTAGGATAATAATTCACGTCGATGACGCGATTCAGGTTATACGTCACCGTGCGCGCGACTTGGTGGAGCTTATCGAAATCGAAGGTTCCGGTGCTTTGAGCAAGGTCCCCCCCTATGGGCTTTACGAAGGTAGGAAGGGCGATACTTGCCAGGTTACAAACAGCAGACTCATTCTCGTCGGAATACTGTACGACTTCGCTGCATAAATTTGACGACTTAATTGTCCCCAGATTTTGCTGATTCGACTTCCGGTTACAGGCGTCCTTATACAAAATATACGGCGTCCCGGTCTCCATCTGAGCATCGAGCATCTGAAACCAGAGAGCACGAGCCTTGATCGTCTGTCTGCCCTTACCCTCGGTTTCGTAGCGCGTATATAGTGCAACGAATTCGTCGCCGTATACGTCGGCGAGACCCGGGCATTCGTCCGGACACATCAGAGTCCATCCGCCGTCCGCCTTGACGCGTTCCATAAAAAGGTCGGGGATCCAAAGAGCGTAAAACAAGTCGCGAGCCTTGAGTTCCTCATCGCCGTGATTCTTTCGCATCTGAAGAAACGCCTCGATATCCGCGTGCCAGGGCTCCAAATAAATCGCGAACGATCCATTTCTCTTTCCGCCGCCGTTATGAACCAGTCCCGAATGTAACTGATAATTGTGCTGTTTGGTCATTTGAAGGTCGTAGACCAAGCCCTCGTAAAACCCGGTCTCTATTGAAAGCACCGGATACAAAACGTAGTCCTTGTAATGATAGATCGCACCTACGCCGTCCTTATACCACGTGAAATTCTCAGACGCGGCATACAAACGGAGTTCCAGGTATTCCAAATCGTATTGTAGGCGATCACCGCGCTTCGACAGAGCGTCGCGAATGACCTTGATCTTTTCGAGAGCCAAATTCAGCCACTTGGGATGAATACGCGCCTCTCCCGTTTCCGAAAAGAAATCCGTGGTCTTAAAGGGGAAGCTCGGCGACTTTTCCACGATAATCAGAGTATTATCTCCGACGACTTTATATTGGATCGAATTGGATTTAAAATACTCGGTAAGCTTCTCGCGCTGACTGGGGCGGGGCTTCAGCGTGAATTCCGGCTCGGATGCGAGATCAATAAGACAGTCCATCATCACGCCGTAAATCGTGCAAGTTTCCAGTGATAGCCGATGATCGTCTGCCTCGTATCTGGGGATGGCATGGACGATATAATCATCCTTATTGATTTCTTTGGCTTCCATCCACTCGAATTGGATGTGTTTTTTTTCGAGAGCGGACTGTAAGGAAGCCGCGGTATACTTCGATGCGTCGCGGACTACGTAGACTGGATGTTCAGGGGTAATACGGAGGGGCGTTGTGGAAGCGGTCTTAATCGTAAGCGTCTCTCCCTCGTAGGCGTGGTCCAAAACCGCCTGGACGACTTCGGGTTCGCCGAGGCGATTCAGAATAGCGGTCTCTCCGGCGACGCAATGCTGGATTTGCTTGGGTCCGCGGGTCGTATAAACCATGGTTTCGGGATGCACGCACTGGTCCACGTACTTGGCGGTATTATTGAAAACGCGGAGCATAGGTACGATACCATTCGACGAACCATTTGTCCCGCGAATATGACTTCCCTTGGCTCTAACATTATGCACATGAAGTCCGATTCCGCCCGCCCACTTTGAAATCAGAGCGCAGTCGCGGAGGGTCGAATAAATTCCGTCGATACTATCGTTTTCCATGGCAAGTAAAAAACACGACGACAATTGCGGGTGCGGCGTGCCGGCATTAAAAAGGGTGGGCGTAGCGTGCGTGAAATATTTTTGCGACATGAGATCGTAGGTTTCTTTGACTCGATCCATATTCGCGCCGTGAATTCCAACGGCTACGCGCATCCACATATGCTGAGGTCTCTCCACAATAACACGGTCTATGCTCATCAAATATGCGCGTTCCAATGTCTTGAATCCGAAATAATCGATCAAATAATCTCGGGAATAGTCGATGGCTAACTCGATAGCGTCGGCGTTCAAAAGGACGTGCGCCATGAAATCCTTGGTCACGAGGGGCGATTGAACGCCGTGTTTATCGGTATAGTTATAGAGGCGCGTCATGACGTCGAGGAACGACTTCGAAGTGTTTTTTTGGTGTGAAGATACGGCGATGCGCCCGGCGAGAATATTATAATCGGGATGTGTGGACGCTAGGGAAGCACATTGTGCCGCCATAAGTTCGTCGATTTTTGTAGTAGAAATTCCGTCATATAACTGGTCGATGACCTTGATAACGAGAGTGGTATAATTGATTTGGATACCGACCTCTTGACCGAGAGTTTTGATGCGTTTCAGAATCTTATCGAAACTCACGATTTCGCGCTGACCGTCGCGCTTGACGACGTACATTTCAGAATCAAAGGGGGCGGACATGGTATTACCAAGTGTTGACGCGTGGTTAGAATGATATAACGAGAAATGTTTATATCATTTTGTATCGATGTATTGTCTAATCTCCCTGATTATGGGGACTTGAACTAGGACTTCTTTTTGTTCTTGTGTTTTTTGGTTGTTCTCCCTCGCTCACCTCGCCTTCTTCTCTACTTCTATTCGAATGTCTACTGTTGCTCCTGCTTCTACTTCTGTTCGAATGTCTACTGTTGCTCCTGCTTCTACTTCTATTTTCAAAATCCGAATAGTCGCCGTTCTTGATCCTTTCAATCACCTCTTTTGCTTTTTTTATATCCGAAAATTTGGACATGGCTTCGCGCATCAATTCTCTTTGTTGCTCGCTATATTGTTGTCCCTCGGCTATATGTTCGGGTTCAGCTGCTGCTTGACTACGTGTACTTCGCGTAACGCGCGTAGAAACTGGAACCTGTACTACACGTCTAGTGCTTCTGCGTGGCTGTATTTCAGCAGGCACCTGTTCCTCTGCGGGAGGCGGCGATTCCGAATCTTTTTGCTTTCTCACGGTAGTCCTCTTGTTTGCAGGAGCTCTGCGTCTCGTATTTCTATGAGCATTCTCTTCATAATCATCGTCCTGATAAGTATTGGATCTTTTACTCGCACCTTTACCCTTTTTATTCGACGAATAAAGTCGAAATAGCGAATAAATAAACGCGGCTGTTACGCAATTACTATAAAAACTAGTAGACACGATATACACGAGAATTGACCATAAGGTTGCTACATTTTCGAAAAAATGCTCCTTTCCTAATTTGAATTCTATTTTAATAGCTTCCGCTCCAAATTCAGCAGTTCCTTTTGCAATGTAAGCGCTCAAACCCAAAAAGTTTCTAATAGCGGAGATGATAACTTTTCCCTCGGATTTCCAGTTCGCCCATTTCATAATTTCTTTAATATTCGGAGACGCAAATAATCTTACAGAATCCGTCTTTTTCCCGTCCAATACGGCTTTGGTGGAAACGGATAGTTTTGAAATAATGGCGTCGACTTCTTTTAATTTATTTTGCATTTCGATGACCGCATTGATGGGACCTTCTTGATGTCCGGTGATCGTAGACATAGTTCTATCATAGGCGTTGTCGACCGCCTTAATGGCATCAGCAGTCGGTTTTACTACATAATTATTTCCCAAATCCACAGCGACTTGCGCTCCGAAAACTGCCACACCGGCTGCGGCTTGCGGATTTTTTAACGCAACTTTGGAAACCTTTAATGCTACGTCGCCAATTTGAGGTGCGGCTTTTATTGCAGCTTTAGCTGCGGACTTACTTAAATCCGAAATGCCTTGGAATATTGCCATTTTATCGTCCCATGACGTCGAACCGGCGTAATATGAAACTGCAGTTGCTGCAAGAGCAGGTGCCCATTCCGTAGTCACAGTCTCGAGCGATGGAATGTAATTCACCAGGTTGGCAGGCGACTTTAACCAATCTTCATGGGCGTTTTTAAGTGCCACCAATGATTCGCCAATGGTTTCCAAGGGTAACAATAGTGAAAGACTGTTGTCCGAATCCAATTCTAGTTTCAAAAAAGGTCGCAAGTCGGCGTCTATTTTCGCGTCGTCAATTTTCGCGTTATATTCGTCGAGTGTGGCTCGCAATAACTCGATTGCGTTTTTATTGACTTCGTTTTGAGAAAAATGCAAGATTTCGGGAGGCGCATATGCGGATTTTACTAATCCCCTTGCCGCATCGGAAGGGTCTTTTGCGAAAAGTGTATATTTATCAGGGACTTCTCGTTGTTCACCCATTAAATCTACATAGTTGGCGATTTTTTCACCGTCGTTATCTAAATGACCGCGATCGACTACTGAATTTCCGACATTTACGAAAAAAAGGGCTGTAAAAACAGCGGTTAGAGCTTGCTTTGCATTTACACCGCCTCTTATTTTTCCACCGAGATGGCTAATTTCTTCGAGAACTTCGACGCGACTCGACGTAGGGAATCTTTTTTTGGCATTTTGTTTGGAGTTTTTAGATAACATCCTACTTAAAATCGCCGCAGGTAGTGCTACACCTAACATATACTGTAAAAGACGCAGGCGATAATGCGAAAGCAATAGCTGAACCTCTATTTTATCCGAGTCCGTGATATTAGAACTTTTGCAGGCTTTAATGATCGACTTAGATAGACATTCTCTTATTATATTCATTTTTTTAGTGTCAATCGCGTGCGCTATGCCCAAACAATTTTCCATAGCCTTATCCATTGTATATTATGCGGAGATTTTATGCGTGATCCAATTTCACTAAACACACCGAATTTGTAAGCGGCATGTTTTTAATAAATTGCGACCCCGATGCGTCGGTTCCGTGAACGACTTCGGTCTTGAGAATGCGTTTTTTAGCTGCGCGATGCTCGTACCCCTCGACGCGCTCTCTCACAATAATATCCCATGTCGCTTGTATCTTCGGTAAAGCCGCGGCAAACCATTCTCTATTACGCGGAACTGTAACACAAGAATAATCGTCTAAATACCAATAAATTGTTTGATAAAGGGACCAGTCGCGGCGTAACCGGAGTCGGGTTTCGGCGATCCAGGCGTCGACGGAATCTTTGGTGATAGGTACATCGAGTGGCATATATTCATAGTGTGGTGTATCGATGGCGCCAGTAAGGCTTGAAATATCGCCCATGGAAACGCGCTGGACGAAATATAAAATAACGCCACGATATTCTGGGATATCAGATTCTATTTGTGAATCATTGCACTCGCATTCGCTTCGCGAATGCTTGTATAAAGCCTCTTCGCTCTCGTACTCCTTGAATACGGTTTCCAAGAAATCGCACTCTTCCAAATCGCATACTTCGAGTTGTCCCTGTGTCTGGACCCAATATTCGGGCTTCGGAACGCCTGTTAGTTCGCGATTCACGGGATTTTTGATTTCGATCATTCGACCATACCGTTCGGACTTGGGGTCTACATTAATGCCATCGGGCGATGCGCCAATAAACGCATAGTCACGGTGTCGAATACATCCGAATTCCTGGATTTTGGTGCTATACATATCTTGATAAATCATTTGCGAGACGGGTTCGAATCTTTGACCCCAGTGCATCGGGGAGCTAGTATTCGTGAACCCAGAATTGGCGCCACTATGATCCGCGACGGGTTTGCATTTTTCATAAATCAAGCTATTTTTCTGAGCATCCGTGCTGAGGCATTTCGATAAACTACTGGCGCTAATAAGTCCGTGGCGGAATTCGTACCATGCCTGGGTTCTCTGTTCGGGCTGTTCTGCTGCGACTAGTCGCGCGATTTTTTCTGCGACTAACCCAACATCAGGAGGTGTTTCAACGGATGCGGTTGGATACGATCTGACGACGGCGACACCGAGATCGAAATAGTCGTCGATGCAGTTTTCGATGAATTCGCACATGATATCTAGTTCCTCGGAACTAGAGTCAGCATCGAGTTTTTGGAGCAGACCCGCGTCCGACCATTCTTCGATCAAAGTATCTAATACGTCATACGCCAATAGTTCGTGGAACTTGGGGTTTTGCATCTGTAGGATATTCGCGCGATAATATTCGTCGGTGAGTTCGTAGATATTGGTAACAATATCCACAACGTCGGAATCGGTTAGTATGTCTAGAAACCCATTGTTTTTTGGCATATGATTAGTTAACAATAACAAGATATCTTCTTATTGTTTTCTTAAATCAATTTTGAAGAGAACCAACGGTCATCAGAATCAGCGAAGCTGATTCCAGACCTTTCGAACCCTCCTTTTGAGAGGATGCTTTTCTTTAGAGGTTGACTATTTCCACCGCTTTGCTTTACCCTCCTAAAAGGAGGGCGCTTGTCCTTGGAAAACCCTATTTTTATCGCTTTGCTTTATCCTCCTTTTATGACGATTTTCTTTTAACGTCTACTTCTGTTCTTCTTGTTCTTTGAATTTCGTCTTTTCCGGCGAGATTTTCCACCGGGAACAGAACCGGGAGTCGTATTACGTCTCGGTTTTAAAAGCAGATTTGTATTTACAAAACCAGAATTTACAAAACCAGAATTTGATGCTGGCATTGGTACCGAGAGCCTCGGTTGAGTTTGTTGCGGTTGTGAACCCATTAAAGGATTATCGTAATTTTTTTGTAAATCGCCTTCGCCTTCGTATATTGATTGAGTGGTTCCTTTCGCTAAAATCTCTTTATTTTTGCCATTAGCCGTTTGTCTTAATTCTTCTAACAATTCAATTCTATGATCAATAGAACTAGTGTCGGCATTGGGGTTATCTGTTAACGTTGATTGCATAAGCGCAATATCAATACTTTTTTTATTATTAATTTTTTCTATAATTGTTTCTATGCAAGAAACATCATTTAATTCGTTAATTACATCGGTAACTGCATCCACTGTATCGTTTCGAATTGAATCTATTCTTTTTACAAATTCTTTTACAAAAGATTCCGAACAAGGTTCACCGCCTTTAATCACCCGTTTCATTCTTTTCGCCGTTTTTCTCGCCATCTATATATTACGCGGATATATTTTCGTCCGCGTCCTCTCGACTCTTTTCTGTAACCCGCTTCGGTGTCAACGACTTCAGCGTCGAAACACGTTTCGGATCCGTTACCTTAAGTGTAAAACTCCGTTTATCCGAATTAAAATGCAGAGCCGGGATTCCCGTGATTTCCTGAGTGTCCTTATTATACGCGACATCCTTGGCTTTTTGTAGCTTCGCTTTCTCTAAACATTCTACGAAAAAGGTCTTCAGATTCTTGATTTCCTTGACGGGCAGTCCATGCTCGCGACCGTACTTCTCGGCAAACGCATGAAGCTTCTGGATCTTCGCGGTCTTATCGATCTTATTCCACGCTTCGGTCTTATTGTTGTTCTTTTCTTTTTCCAAGATGGAATCAATCGTAGAATAACTAATCGAATGCTGATCCTGCGCAATATGTTGATTACCCGGGAGATAGGGTACATTATTGGGTTTCTTTTGTTCTACCTGTGTGTTCGCAAGCGGTGTTGAGGTTTCTACGGACGCAAACATTATTTAGGTGATCTTCCTTTATGTAGTAATCGCGTGTTATGTTTATCTCGTTTTTCTCAAATAATAATTTACAGGGTTATACTACAAACAAATGAATGAAACGAAAAATGTCGTCTTGCCGCCGCCTAAATCCAAGACGGTGGTCACCGAAAAACCAAAAATAAAGCGTGTTGTAACCGAAACCGAGAAATGGACGTTTTCCAAGACGGATTTGTTGCCCGAAACACAGTTTTCAGCAGTAGAACCGTTGCTTACCGAATCATCAACGTCTCTATCAAAGACAAGCGAGTTTATCATGACGCAAATCGCCAATAAAATATCGGGCTACCGGAGTCAAGATACAGAAAAAGAATTACTGGATCTTGATTTATTAGTTTCCAAGGCGGACGTCTTGGAACTAATGAGGGGATCTTGTTTATCTTGTTATTATTGTAAAGAGGGGACTCTGGTTTTATACGAATACGTCCGTGATCCGAAACAATGGACGCTAGAACGCTTGGATAATTCTCGTGGTCATAATCGCGATAATGTGGTGTTGTCTTGTTTGCGATGTAATTTGAGACGGCGGACTATGCATTCGGATCGATACTTACAAACCAAAGCAATATCCAAGATTGTAAAGATCGACTAACGGCGCCTAGTTCTACGCGATTTCTTGGATTTATTGCGGCGATTAGATTTCCCTCCTCTGAATTTTCCGCCTGTTGGGGGGCGTTCACCCTGAGATATAACCGGCGCCGGTTGGTTTCCCTGGTTAATTCTTGCACCTTCTTCAATAGGGGGGTTACTTGCGACTACTGTGTCATTCGAAACTGCTTGCGGTTGGGTTGGTGTGTTTCCTTGCTGTTGGTCAACGTCTCCGAATAGTCCAAGAAAATCCCACCAAGCTTTTGCGCCGCCTTTTTGCATTCTTCTATTTTTTCTAATTGCCATAGTTTGTATATTATACGCATATAAAAACTAAACCACTTAAATATATTTGGTCACTACCAAATAATGAATCAACAGTTAAATCTCCACGAAAACATCAAACGAAAGCTCCATTATTTCTACGAGACGCAGAAAATCCCCCACTTGATTTTCCATGGATCTCCGGGCACCGGAAAGCGAACTCTGGTGTACGACTTCCTAAATAAGATTTACGGCTACGATAAACAAAAACTCAAAAACAATGTCATGTTTGTTAATTGCGCTCACGGAAAAGGTATTAAATTTATCCGCGACGAGCTCAAGTTTTTCGCTAAAACCAATATCCAAGGCGTCCAAAGTATCAATGGAGTCATGTTCAAGACTATCGTCCTATTCAACGCCGATAGCTTAACGATCGACGCCCAGTCCGCCCTGCGTAGATGCATAGAATTGTTTAGTTATAATACGCGGTTTTTCATCGTCGTGGAAAACAAACACAAGTTGTTGAATCCTATTCTGTCGCGATTTTGCGAGATCTACGTTCCCGAATATATTAATGGCGACGGGAATGTACAGAATCTACACCAATACCATTTACATCAGAAATACGGTGCGCCGGTATCCAAAGCCGACTGGTTCGACACTGCGCTTTCCAAGACGCCCGAAACGCACACGGATCTCGTGGATATAGTATCTGACGCCTACGAAGCGGGGGTTTCTTGTATAGACCTGATTCATTGGGTCAAGGGTTCCGATGAATGGTCGGCACTGAAAAAGGCGGAAATCACGATGCAATTCCAAAAAATAAAAGCGGAATATCGATGCGAGAAACTACTAATGCTTTATTTGCTGGATTTTCTGTTTTTTTCGGATTGATTTCCCGTTTGCTAGTTTCATCATGGTTTGTTTTTACCCCCTCCTCCCCCCCCCTTCGCAACGCCCTATTCGCTTCGCTTAGAACCTGGGTTCCCTGATAATATAAAATGATATTTATATATGGCGAGACGCAATAATCTTAGATATTATATATTATTTATATTGGCTGTGTTAATAGTGTCATTTTTATTTTACTATTTATGTTTTACATCATTGCACATTGAAAATGCGCAATCAGCATCACCTTGCTCACTCATAACTGCCCGCGAAGTGGGCGTTTTGAATGTGCAAAGGTGTAAATATAAAGAAAACTTTGAAAAAGATTATATGAAAGGTCTGGATGTAATTTATTGGATAAATTTGGATAGAGCTGATAATCGTAGGAATAATATGAATAAACTATTCGAAGATCCCGTTTTTGAAAATATTCCGAATATTAGAATAACTGCGACTGATGGAAAACACCCCGATGAAATGTATAAGAAACTAGGACAATACAGTAAACAAAAGGAAAGAAGCGATTCTGAATATGGATGTTTATTATCACATTTAGATGCAATTCATGAATTTTCTAGATCGGATTACGATAATGCTATTATATTTGAAGATGATGTTACATTGGAATTTAAATCTTATTGGAAAAAAAGTATAGGCGAAATAATCAATGACGCACCCCCCGACTGGGAAGTTATTATGTTATATTATGGGTTAGGTACACCAACTTTTATCGAAACGGAATATAAAAAACATAACGGAGAGACGGGGGCATTGTCTTATTTGATAAATAAACGCGGGGCTAAAAAACTAATGGATATGTCTTACAATAACAATAAATATAACTTAAACGATGAATTACATATATCAGACTATTATATATATAATAATTTGAATACTTACGTCTACAAATATCCATATTTTGTATTTTCGTCGGATAATGATTCATTTATACACCAAGATCATGTGAAATCGATTCATAATCCTTATAAACAAAATATGATACGTGCATACGAAAAAGATTCGCTATAAAAATATGAAGTTAATGTAATGAAAAGGAGGTTCTTTGTTATATTAATAACTTTATTGACCGTTATAATACTGGTAAATTTTTTTGTTCCGTTCTATTTGGAAGGACTTGAATCAACTCTCGAAATTACATTACACTCGTGGTGGGACGACGACGATGTGTCAACGAAGCTTTTTTCTGAATTATTTGATAAACGAGAAATAAAAGACAATTATAAAAAAATAGAGATATATTCTGTATTTGGCGAACCCCCTTCTACTAAAAATGAAAAAACTCTATATGTCCAATTTTCGGGAGAATCTAGATATCATGATCCATCCTTATTTGATGTAAACATCATTCCAGTGAATCCAATCGACCATTCAAATGTTGTAATAATTCCATTTGGTTTTTATCACATATTGAAAAATAAAATCAACCCTTCTAAATTTACGACAACCAGAAATTATTTGCATAAGAAAAAATTTTGTTTGTTTTCAGTAACAAATGGAAGTTGTAAAGAGAGGAACGATTTTTTTACACGATTATCGCAATATAAAAAAGTAGATTCTTGCGGAAAGTTTATGAACAATTTAGGGTATAATTGCCCCGGGAATTACGAATCTGAAGAATATTGTGATTTCTTAAGCCAATATAAATTCCTGATTTGTTTTGAAAATATATCGAAACATAATTACTTAACAGAAAAACTAATAAATGCATATCATTGCAATACCATACCTATCTATTGGGGATGTCCTAATGTTTCGGATTATATTAATATGAAATCTATATTATATCTAAAACCGAATTATACCGAATCCGAATTAAATGAACTGATTGAAAAAATAAAAGAACTCGATAATAACAATGATTTATATTTGGAAATGTATAATCAACCATTATTCAATTCAAATACATTGGACGTTTTAGATAAAGATAAAATCCGAGATTCAATAGATAGCATAATCGATCTCGTTTGAAACCCCGCTTAATCAATGTTTGAATAATATAATAAATGGACGATTTCGTGATTTCGAATTTACACGAATCGCGTAACGAATGGTGCGCACGTTTAGTCAGTATTTTCTCGCCCTTGGTTTCCGAGGGCGTCCGCTCGATTTTTAATGAGGCTTGGAAGATGTGTGTGGAAACGGACGAAGTCGGGAAATACTTGATGACGTTTCAGAACCTTTTATCACGCGTACCGAAGTGGAATTCCGTGATCGTCGAGGAGGAACGCAAGCGAATTATTGAACGTAGCGGTTGTAATTATTTAGAGGATTTGATAACCTGTGTGCATATTATTCAACTCAAAGTTTTGACATGCATACGCGTGGGAAGCAAACAAAAGAAGATTGATATTTCGATTCCTAAGCTCGATCACTTCATTCATAAGGTCTATATCCACGTTGCTCGTAAGGTATATATGAATGTTTATTTGTTTGAGAAGAACGTGAGTCCCCTGCAAATCCAGAAAAATAATCGTGAGCTCGAGAGTATCATTCAGGAGTGTATTCTGACTACGATTCGCGAGTCGATTCCGACCGAGGCAATTATTCGTGCTTACATGGACGAGAGCGTGGAACAGGAAGAGGAGGTGTTTATTGAAAACGTCAAGGAGCCAGTTTTGGAACCAGCGAACGGACATTCAATCAGTCAGGCGCCTTCCGATGAATCCAAAAAATCCGAGGAAGAAGAACCCGCACCCGTCGTTCCTTCCGTGAAAAATGTTGACGAAGAACCCGCCGTTACGAGACTGACATTCAACGACGTAGATAGTGTTTTGAATGGATCGGACGATGTGGAAGCCGTAGTAGCACCAAAGACGATTGAACGCTTGGAGGAAATTAGCACATCGCGCGCGATTCAGCGTAAACTGGAAGAGGAAGCCGAAGAAGATGAAGATCGGATTAAGATCCATACCGACGCCTTGGACCTTTCGGCTTTAGATATCTTGGATTTGAACCCTTCCACGCCCGCGAATTCGATAGTTAACGACTTGCCGATCTTGGAATTTGAGGAACTGAACTAGTATATTAATTTAGAGGGAACCCCCGGTCATCAGAATCCGCTTCGCGGATTCCAGACCCCTAACCCCCTCCCGCCCTTCGGGGAATTTTAATTTCTTACCGTTTTCCGTCATAAGATTTCTTGATGAAAACTGTTATAAATTTCCTGGGTTCCCGGTGGATAATGCTGTATTAATTATTTTCATATATTATGTATGAAAATAGCAATAGGATTTTTCGGGATAACACGAAGTTTAAAATATACAATTAAATCCATTAATGAAAGGGTTTTTAATATATTAAAAACAAATAATATTGAATATGAAATATACATACATACATACCATTTAACGAATTATAAAAATATAAGAACGCATGAAATTATAAAAGATTGTGACATCGATAACAGCGAATATAAATTATTAAACGCGAATTATATAGAAATGGACAACCAAGAGGAAATAAAAACTAGAATAAATCTTTTATTATATAGAACGCATAAGGATCCATGGAATACCAATTATAATTCAGTTGATAATTTTATATTAGCGCAGTATTCAAAATTAAGGCTTACTAAAATGATTGAAAAAACCAACACCTATTATGATTATGTATTATTTATGCGCCCTGATTGCCGTTATTTAGATAATTTACCCATTCGGTATCTTCATTTGATAAATAATAATTCTATAATTATACCGAATTTTCACTTATACGGAGTTATACCATTTAACGATCGATTTTGCATATCCAATATGAAGACGTATAAAATATATGGAGAGGTGTTTAATTTATTATTGAATATTAGCAAAAAGAAGCCTTTGCATTCTGAAACGATAATTGGTGAAATAATGAATAACAATAAGTTGAATATAGTAAGAGTGCCCTTTAATTTTACTAGAGTTAGATTTAACGGTGTATGCGTTGATAATTTTTGTAACGAAGAACGGTTGAAAAGGATGGGGGTAATGTTTCCCTTAAATCTCTAGAGGAAACGTTCAAGGGTATATAATATGGCGATTCTGAGATGCGCGTCCAAAATAATAAGAAATTGTTTTATTATTTTGTATATGGATAAAGCATTTGTTCTGGCGATTATTATTACGCTACTGTTTTGCGCCACGAAATACGTAGAACAACGTTTTCTAGGTCAGGAGGTTAAGCCTCTCAAAGAAGTTGTGCGCGATGCTTTAGTCGTATTGGTATGTTCGATTACCGGCGCTTTCGGATTCTTCCATTTCCAAGGCACATTGATCGATTTCTTCAATGCAGTTACCGAGACCAAGGCGTTGAACCCGGTTGCTACGGAGATTTTCACCGACGTACCTGCATTCTAGTGGTTATATATTATTTGGTTGCATAACAAGGAATGGCGTCAATATCAATATTGATAGAATCTTCTGTGGATTCTACCAAAAACTGCGCGAAGAATGGAAACTCGAGCTGCGCTTCCGGTGTATGCGCGTGAACAGTGCGCGCAATCATTTTATATAACTTGAAATTTGGATAACGCTCTTCGCCGTTCTTCTTATAAAGGACGTTTTTACCGTTATCATCGGAACACCATCTATTGATGGTTTGTTGTAGCCCGTCCATCTTGGAAACGGGTGTGCATTCATCCATCAAAAAATCGAAGATCGACGATCCGAGTCGGCATAAATCGAAGCTCATATTGGGTTCTAATCGGGGCTTTTTTTTATTTAAAAACGGCTCGCAGTTATATTGTGTAGCCGCATCGCCACCGGGCGCGAAACTATCACTACAGAAGATCTTATCTTGGAATTTATAGATGGCGCGTCCGAAATCGATGAGTTTGAATATTCTACCGTAGGTAGGGACCTTATAGACTTTGTTCTCGAATTTATAAGTCAGATGCTCCAACTGCGTATTCACATACATAATATTATTCGTGTGCAAATCATTATGCGTGAATCGGAATGCTTTTTGTAGTGTCAAAAGAGTCATGATGACTTGGAAAAGCGCGGCAGCGCCGGATTGTTCGTCGATTTTGTCTTTCACAAAGAGTTCGTCCAAGGTTCCGTCGCATTTTTCCAAGCATATGAGCTGGACGGGGAAGTCTTTGATGTATCCATAGACCTCTCGTTCATCTTCGCATTCGGATTCCATGTCTTCCGTTCTTGAATTGGTGTCTGCCTCAGTTTCCCAGGATCCTTCGGATCCAGAATCGTAGTTATCATCGTCTTCGTCGTCGTCCTCGGAACTATAATTCAGTTGGCTATCCGATGTATCGGACGAATTCGATGAAACGGATGTGGACTTCTCGGCTTTTTCGTAGACTATTTCTTGGTCATCTTCCAAGATGGAAGGGTTAGAATATACGTCAATTGGATCTAAAACAGTGACCGATATTTCACTATTATTATGACGCGTTTCTCCAAGATGTAAACGGTTTTTGTTTCCACGCGATCCCGTTATCCCATATATGTCGTTATTGATATCATCGTCTTCCACGGAAAACATTACACCCACGTTGTTATTGAAAAACTCGGATCCACGCAAATACTCCAAATCGTCTGTTACACATACCCTGAAACTATCTTGGACACCCAAATAGGATCCATAGAAGTCCACGCCGTTCAAAAATCCGTGATTATGTAGTAACCCGCTCGTCAAATAACTGAAAAACCCGTCAATATAAGACGTATTTTGATGGGATAGGATCTTGGAACAAACGGTCTCTTCGGTGCTATTTATCGATGGCATGGCGCGAATACACGGATCTTTAACGTCGTACTTTCCGATCATATACCGGATCGGATCCAAGAGTGGAGAGAATTTAATAAACACGGGTTTTTCCAAGACACTGTCATTGCGAATATCATAAATAAGGTTCATGTCACACATATGATAGACGTGATTTAGACCGATGACTTCGGCGTTTTTTTCGTTCATTTCGAAGAACTGGGAATAAATAGGATTATAGAGCTGCAGATCGCGGATTGAAAACGGATTTCTGGCGTCTTGTTTGAAAGCCGTTCCGAGATTGTCTAAATCGATAAACCTAGGCTTTTGGCTGTCTTGCTCGTCTGGTCGGGAGTACTTACAATAATGTATTTTCATAGGCTTATCTGTCATATCCTAAATATAAGGTATTCAAGAATAAAAACAACGGGGTTTTACGAACCACGTTTACTTGATCACTTTATTATCGTATTCTATAGTATTCTAAATGTCGCTAGAACTAAAAAAATTCGATATGCGCTGGATCACCTTTCGTCCCGACGAAAACAAGGGTCCCGTGATTGTTATGATCGGACGTCGTGATACTGGTAAGTCTTATTTAGTAAGAGATTTGTTGTATCATCACCAAGATATTCCTATCGGAACTGTGATTTCGGGAACTGAAGCCGGTAACGGTTTCTATGCGAGTCATGTTCCGAAGCTATTTATTCACGAAGAATACAATACGGTTTTGATCGAGAACGTACTGCGCAGGCAGCGCGCGGTCTTGAAGCAGATGAATAAAGAGATGGAGCAATATCGTCGCACTACCATCGATCCTCGGACTTTTGTGATTTTAGATGATTGCTTGTATGATAACACTTGGGCTCGCGATAAGATGATGCGGCTCCTCTTCATGAATGGACGTCATTGGAAGGTCATGCTGATCATCACTATGCAATATCCCTTAGGTATCCCACCCAATCTACGCACTAACATCGATTATGTTTTCATTCTTCGCGAGCCATACTTCGCCAATCGAAAGCGCATCTGGGAGAACTATGCGTCCATGTTCCCAACTCTCGAGTCATTTTGCTCTGTCATGGATCAAACTACCGAAAATTTCGAATGTCTGGTCATAAA